CGTTCATCATGAAGGTGTAAGCCATGGCTATCGAATCCGCTCAGTACATCACGCAACTGGTCGCAGCCAACCCGCTGTCGACTGACTCAGTGTCCCAGGCCGACGACCATCTCCGGATGATCAAGTCCTGCCTGCTGAACACCTTCCCGCACCTGGACTCCCCGGTCACCCTCACGCCGACCCAACTGAACAACCCGGTGCCCCAAGGAGTGATCCTCATGTGGTCCGGTGCGACCACGGCGGTCCCCGCAGGCTACGCGCTCTGTGATGGGACCCAAGGGACCCCGGATCTCCGTGGGCGCTTCGTGGTCGGGGCAGGGGGCGACTATGCGGTCTCCGCTGTAGGTGGCTCGGCTACCTCGGGCTTCGGCGGTGCTCACACGCACACCGAGAACCAGACCACGGCCAACCTCCAGAGCACCTCGCTCCAGGTGGCCGCAGGCGTGGACCCGGCGACGACCGCGGTCTCCGCTGTGACTCCCCAGGGGCACGTCCACACGATCAACCAGGTGGGCGATCACACGCACTCCTGTCTCCCTCCGTACCTGGCTCTCGCCTTCATCATGAAACTGTAAATGGCAAACCTCCCGCTTCGCCAATTGGGGGGCGTGGGGGTTATCACCGACGCCAGCCCGTATGACCTGCCGCCCAATGCCTACTCGGCGGCGAACAACGTCATCTTCTCCGAAGGCCGCGTGCAACGCGCTCCAGTCTTCAAGCAACTCTTCAACCCGATCCGCTCGACGCTCTCGTACGATGCGGGCACGGGGACCTTCGATGCCAACTCGGCCCTCTACAACTCTGCGGAAGGCGGTAGCTCTAACGCTTCTCGCTTTGTCGGCAGCTACACCGATCCCATTGCCGGTGAGACAGTGTTCGTGGCCGACAACGATGGAACCATCCGTGCCTACCCTGGCAATGCGATGTCCTTCCAGACCCCGACCTCGGGGCAGGTCACCAACGACAATCCTTGGACGCACGCCCAGGTCGCCGGGGTCTCCATCCTGGCCCGCAAGGGCATGCGCCCGTACGTCCGGAACATCCGCAACGACTCCCTCTACTCCCTCATGGGAGGCGACTGGGTAGCCACGGATACCGCCAGCATCGTTCGGGGCTTCAAGGGCTACCCGATCATGCTCGGGGTCAACAAGAACGGTGTGGACTACCCGACCATGGTCAAGTGGTCGAACCCGCTCCAGTACTCCACGCCGGTCTCCGGATTCCAGTGGGACCCCGCGAACGCGAACTTCCTGGCCGGTGAGAATGTCATCGGTGACATGAAGACCCCGATCCGCGATGGCCTGGCCCTTGGCGAAGCCTTCGTCATCTACTCCCAGAACCAGTTGTGGCTCATGGAGTACTCGGGGGACATGAACGTGTTCAACTTCCGCCGCCTGCCCTTCGAGGGCGGGATCCTCAACGCCAACTGCGTTGTCGAGGTGGAGTCCAAGCACTTCGTCTTCGGCTCCGAGGACATCTACGTCCACGACGGCATCAGCCGCCAGTCGATTGCCGATGGCCGCGTCCGTCGCCGGATCTTCAACACCCTGGACCGCAACAAGCAGACCGCGTGCTTCGTGGCTCACGACTCCGTGTCGAAGCTGCTGCACTTCTGCTACGCGACCCTGCAGGACGAAGCCTCGTTCGCCGGGACGCAATTCTGCAACCAGGCCGCGACGTACAACTACAAGTCCGACACCTGGTCCTTCATGGACCTCCCGAACATCGTCGGGGCCACTGAGGCCAACGCCTCCCTGGTCTCCAACTCGTTCCCGTCGGTCACCAACAGCTACACCCTGTACAACTCGTCCTACTCGAGCTTCTCGGGTGGAGGCACGCCGAAGCTGTCCATCATGCTCGGGGTGTTCGACCAGTCCAAGGGCCTCTCGGACTCGTGCGTGTACGCCGTCGACCTCCCAACGGTCGGCCTGGTGAACCTGCCAGCCAACACCGAGACCCTCAAGCCCGCCTACGTGGAGCGCGTGGGGATCTCCTTGGACACCCAGGGCCTGCCGCTGCGTTCGTACAAGACGGTGCAGTGCGCGGTCCCGGAGTCGTTCTTCGACGACAGCACGGGCACGTTCACGTTTGAGTTTGGATCCTCGGACCTCGCGGAGCAGACCCCGAACTACCGCTCCAAGGCGACCTTCAACCCCTCGTCGGACTACAAGCTCGACATGATGGTCTCGGGACGCTACCTGTCCTACAAGGTCAGCACCGCGTCGATCTCCAACTTCCAGCTTTCGGGCATGGACGTTGAGGTCAAGTCCCTCTCCAAGAGGTAACCGTGCAGTTTTCCACACCACTTCAGAACTACGTCCGCGCAGCACAGCCCCCACTCAAGGGATCCGAGGCCCAATGGCTTCAGGAGGAGCTGAAAAAGCTCGAGCGATCGGTCGCCGCAATCAACGCGGCACTGACGCAACTGGCAGCGCGGGTCGCGTAACCCCATTTCAATCGAGAGAGCAATGAAAAACTTCATGCGAATCGCGACCGGTCTCGACACCGTGCCGCTGAACCTCGCCATCCAACGCCGTCCGGAAATCTGGAAGGCCGACACGTACCTCCGCGACTACCCCCAGGGGCCGTTCGGGGAGATCGAGTCGGTCATCCTCCGCTTCCCGCCGCGCACCGTGCATGAGACCGAGGAGGCCCTGGCTCAACACCTGACCAACTTCGATCAGCACGAATGCGTCGACCAGGAGGTCTACAAGGCCCTCCCGGAAGCGCGACCCATCGTCATGGGCCTCATGGCCCGCGTGGCCGGTGAGCGCCTCGGGCGCGTGATCATCAACAAGATCGCCCCCGGTGGCCGCATCTTCCCGCACGCCGATACCCCGGTGCATGCCCAGTATTGGGATCGCTTCCATGTGGTGCTCCAAAGCGCCCCTGGGGTGTACTTCCGCACGGGCGACGAGGACGTGTACATGGCCCCAGGCGAGACCTGGTGGTTCCAGAACGCCGAAGAGCATGAAGTGATCAACAACTCCCCCTGCGACCGCATCCACATGGTCGTGGACATTCGGACATCCAAGCCGTGATTACCTATTCAGTAGAGAAGTGGCGGGACATCGTGTCTGAAATGGAGGCCTTGTGGCCCGCTCATTGGCAAGAGGTCGCTCTCGACCACGACACCATTAAGCTTGCCCCAGATTATAGGCAGTACGAAGCATTCTGCGATGCAGGTGCGCTGCACATCGTCACGGCCCGCGAGGCCGGAAAGATCGTCGGCTACCACATCAGCATCGTGCGTCCTCACCTCCATTACATGCACGACCTCCACGGCTTTACTGACGTCTACTACATCTCCCCGGAACACCGGCAGGGATGGACAGGCGTAAAGCTCTTCAAGTACGTGGAGAAGACCCTCAAGGCCCGTGGGGTCAAGAAGATCTTCTCCGGGACCAAGTTGCACCTCGACATGGGACCGATCTTTGAGCGGATGGGTTGGCGGGAGACCGAGCGCCTCTTTTCCAAGGTCCTATGATCAAAACTCTCCTCAAGATCCTCGCCCCCGCGATCTTCATGCGCTCGCATGTAGCGGCGGCAACCGTGGGTGCAGCAGCAGTCGGCGCAATCGGCTCCGGCATGGCCGCGAGCACCGCAGCAGATGGCCAGAAGGCCGCAGCCGAAGCCGCCAACAGTCCGTGGAAGGCCGCGCAGCCTTACATCTCTGGCGAGTTCCAGGGTGCCCAGGATGCGCTCCACAGCGCCCTCGGCATGGGCACGTACAGCGGCCCCCGCGTAGCCGGTCTGAACCCCTACCAGACCCAAGGTGCGGACCAGACCGCAGCCTACGCGAACGGCAACGGCATCAACACGGCCAACCAGTTCTACAACACTGGCATGGGCCTGTCGCAGACCGGCTCGCAGTACGGCACCAACGCCCAAGGTCTCTTGACCGCCGCGCAGCAGGACCCGACCCAAGGGTTCATGAACTACGCCAACGGCCTCGCGAACAGCGATATGGCCACGCAGATGATCGACGCAGCCAACCGTGACGCCTCGCGGAATCTCAACGAGTCGCAGCTTCCCTCGCTGGCCATGTCGGCGGCAGGCAGCGGCAACACGGACTCCACGCGTACCGGGGTGACCCAAGCGATCCTCCAGCGCAACGCGTCGGAGCAGATGGCTGACACCGCCGCGAACATCCGAAGCTCCCTGTTCAACACAGGTCTCCAGACGGCCCAGTCGCAGTACAACGCGAACTCCGACCGTGCCCTCAACGCGAACCAGCAGATCGGCAACGCGTACCAGCTTGGCTCCTCGGCGCTCCTCAACGGACAGCAGGCGAACGGCAACAACTTCGACCAACTGAACGCTGCGGGCGGTCTGTACCAGGGCCAGCAGCAGAACGAGTACAGCGCGGCGCAGCAGCAGTTCCAAGAGCAGCAGTCGACCCCGATGAACCTCTACGGTCAGTACATGAACGTGATCAACGGGAAGTGGGGTGGTCAACCGGTCAACCCGGTCGGTCCCTCGGTGGCTGCAGCGGGTCTCCAAGGTGCTGCGGGTGCTGGCCTCATGGGCTACGGCATCGCATCGAAGCTCGGAGGCTACGACGGAAACACGACCAACTTCAACAACAGCGGCTTCACGATGCCTGGCGGCAACGACTACACCAACACGGCCACCACGGCCATGAACGCAAACCAGGCCCCCGCAGGCCTCAGCGCGTTCGGCTACTAAGGAGGCCCGATGGCTTATTCGTTTGACATGCCCTCGGGCATCGACCCGCGTGATGATGGGTCTCACAGCCTCCCGGCGTACCTGGGGCAGGCACTGCAGTTCTATGGGACCGACAAGTCCACGGACCTGCCGTACTACCTCAGTTACCCGATGAACAACCAGCAGGGCCAGTCCATGTTCGGTGGCGGCGCTCCGATGCAGTCGCC